CCTCTTTCGAGGGTCTAAATGAATAATGCTATAATGGCATTCTTACAACCAGTGTCTGCGAACCGCATCTGACCTCTAGAAAACCTTTTTCTTAGTTGCTTAAACACTGGTGCTGTTTTAATGAACTGAGTGTTAATCTCACCATTTAACATCGTCGAATAGGTACAATAACTTTCTCCGACATTTCGGTCAATATATGTCAAACCAACTTTAGGATAATACTTAATAGCAAATGTTCCAGTGTTGGTGATTAGTGTAGCTAAATAATTTGCACGACCCCAGTTGTCTGGTTTACACACCGCCGCGTCATTTACACCAAGCCAAGCATTATCCTCAATCGTCTTATCCAATCCAAACAGAATTGAGAATTTATCACCAGCCTGCTGTTCAATTACGTCCGTGACTGTACAGTTTTCGTACAAAATCATATTATCCTTAGGAATATATAATCTTGTATCTGGCTGAATATGCTCAACTAATCTCGTAGCTACGAAATAAGGATTGTAAATGTCAATAGCGTTACTACACATGAATATAGGAAAGAATCTGTTGTGACTTCCGTTACCTCTTGCTAAACTCGCGTGAATTGAGGTAAACATTTCAATCTCATTTGGTAAATAGCCAGCGCTTGTTAGAGGTTGAAACTCGTCCATAAACGCACATGTAGCGTCAACAAACGTGCTTGAAATATTTTTGATTTGTCCAGCTGCTCTAAGCGGAATGACATATCCAATATCAAATGTTTCAATTTCTTCATCTACCATTCGAGCAGCTGTGATTACACTGTATGTGCCCTTTTGTTTGACAGTCTCGATAATTTGAATATCTGGGTAGAGAACTTGGAGCATACCCTTCATGATACCTTCTGCTACACTTCCAAGCTCACCTTTCATTCTTGTGAGGATTACAAACTTTTCTTTTGTTTCGAGATATCGCTCATACAATAGCTTAGAAAACGAAAATGTTTTACCAGCGGAGCGTCCCGCTGACACTACAAATGCCAGCGGGATATGGTTACTCCATACCGTCTCGAAAGTTCTTGAACCGTCGTAATGCTCCTTATAAATACCTTTAGCCATTATCGACCATCTCCATTAATAAACGTAATACCGCTATTGAACATCTGGTTGATAAAGTTAGTGGCAAGAACTGGAAGACCATAGCAGTGCATAGCTTTAGTTTGAACGTAGGTAGTAGACGGATTATTGTTATTGTAATAAGGTCTACCGCCTGTGTTAAATCCTTGCTCACTCAAGACGTAAGGCAAACCAACTCGAGGTGTCTCCATGCCGTAGTTATCATATACAAACCTATCTCCGTTAACTACATCATGTGTTGGAACCACCATGTAAGGTGTAAACTTTAGTTTAGTTTCCTTATACAGAGCACTAGCACTACCTGGTACGAATCTATGTTGACCGTATGCAAGAGCTGTAACTGACCTATCTACAGTATCTCGACCGCTTGCCCAGTTTAGAGCTGCTTGGTTACTCTGGTCTGCAATGTAAGCGTCATAAGCCTTACTACCAATATCCATTGCTCCGCCAACAACCGCGCCTAAACCTAACACATTACCAGACGCTAGGCTTGTGGCAGCCTGTGCTGCTGTATTGAGAATAGCGCCGTTGACTGCGTTTTTCTTATCGTCCATCTCACTAAACACACTGTTGGTTCTTGCATATGCTTGAAGGGCGGTGTTAGCTACTTGACCCATAGTCTCGAGATAACCATCGACATTATACGGAACTTGAGGCCAATCCGCAATATCGATTCGGTTATCAAAGTCAAGTTCAAGACCTCTGTAACCCATAGGGATTAGCGAACTGGTAAAGTTTCCTGCAAACGAAGATGTTAGCTTAAACTTAACCTCATAGTGGTTAAACAACTCATACTGGAATAGGTTTAAGTTACCATGAGGACCAGTTACACCTAAATATGAATATGGAGCACTATTGAACGGGAACTCCTTATAATATGGCTTATAATTGTATGTGAGGATTGTTGGTGTAAACAGGGACCTCAAAACATAACCTGGAAGGTAATACACATTTAGAATCTGATGCATCTTTCCCGCAGCTGCAAACAACTGAATACCTACGTCCATATACGTACCAGGCTTAAAGATTTTTTTATTACCTGTGCTATACGGGTACATTTCTGTAGGGTCCATGCAATATAGCATAGTGCCGTTAGGATATGTCTCTCCTGGTTTTACTGGAATACCGTTTTCGCCGAGCGCGATAGAAGGCTGGATGTTTAACTTCCATTTGTGGAAATTGTTAATAGCGTTAGTAGCATTCGTTGCTGTAAATCCATTCATCCAAGAAGACAAGTCTGGTTCGCGGTCTGCATCAAAAACAAACGGTGCGATAGCCATAACGATATAACAATCAGTAGGTTTTTTCGGACCCGAAGGGAAACTATTTGAACTCGAACCCCAATTCCAAGTCCAATCCTGTTGGTAATACCATCTCTCTGGTGCTGAGTTATTGGTTCTATAGACACGCGTATCAAGTAGTGGGTGCTCACCTCTCGTAGCATGCTCCATGATACCAGCTTCAACACTCTCACGAGCCATTTGACAAGGTAGGTATTTCGCTTCAAACATAAATGTCTGCCACCAGTCAACAACGTAAGGAATTTTCACTGTTTCGTTGTTCATGTAGATTACGTCTGATACCGCTGCGTAGATTGTCCTTCCATCGAGAGTTGGATTAGTAAAACTGATGTAATTACATCGTCCGAGTAATGACGGACTACCACTAATTTTTAACATACCTTCATGATATATATAGCTAGCAGAGTCTACAGTCTTAATAACTCTCTTATTGAAGTAAGCGCTCTGGGCTGCTTTGCTCGAAAATGTTAACTCGTGTTGTGAAGTAATCTCTACGTCTCGGTATAGTGTAATGTTTGAATCTTGTGGTATTAGTTGTTGTGCCATTATTGACCACTCCATTCCATTCTTGCGTTTGTAATTTTACCTGGATATACTGATGTCTTAATCAGAAACCTCTTATAATCAAGAGCAGGTCTTGTGTCAATACTGCCATCACGACCGTGAAACAGTTTTACAAATATGTTGTCTCTGTCGTGAATATTATCAGATAAATAGATATTAGTTACCCACGGCGAATCAGAAAACATAACCGCTTCTTGGGGATATAATTGTACTGTAAAGTTCAATGCTTTATGGTCCTTATCATATTTTTCTTTATTAGCATCATACGTTTTATTGAGAATAGTTGTATAAAAACCATTCCATCCTTTATATACATCGGGGTTAGACGCTAAAGGTATAAAGAAATTGCATTTACCCACGTCCCACGGATTAAGGTTATCCCCGATTTCGCTAATAGTTGTTTTACTCGACGACATCTAAATACACCACCACTCCTCGCATGCTTCTTGCACCGTCGCTTGGATTTTTAGGATTACTATTAAGCCTATTCACTCCTGGCACGTTAAAATTAAATTTATAATAGTTAGGGACATCGCTATAATCTGCACCTGTGTTCACGAGCCGCGCAGGGAATAAATCATATCCTTTGTTTGTTGTTTTACCGTCCACATGGTCTGTTACCACATTATGATTTTTGTGTATAGCATCCGTATAGTTAGCATACACGCAATTATACTTCGGGTTAGACTTTAACATTTTAGCTATGTCTATCGTGTATTTTCTTTCATTAGCTATGATAATGATTTTTTTAGGGAAATACACACTGAATCTGGTGCTAGTATCATTATATACATTTTTTACGAATTTAAACACGACGGCACTTTTCTTTGTCACAGGGTTGAAAAACACATATAAAGCAGTATTATATAGTCGTGACCCATTAAAAAACTCCCCCGAATAATCATTAAACAGATTTATAACCATATGAATATAGTTTCTTTCGTTTAACTCTTCGTTTAGTCGTGCTCCTTTTAGTTCAGTTATTGTTGTTCGAGATATCATAGTCTACTCGCTTTGTTTGTTGAAATCATATAAAGTATGAAATCATCTTCCGTTAATTCTGGTACTCGTTTACCCATCCAGGCGGCAATTTCTATGAGTTTTTTCTGTAGAGCGGCGGAGATATCTACTCCACCGCTCTCGAGTACATATGTTATACCAGAACTATTTACTGACATACTGGTAACTTATTAAATCTATCTACAAGGTGGTTACAGCCGCCGTCGCCCCCTAGTTTTTTGTAAGTCTCTACGAATTTATTGATTCTTTCAACATCATCGTGTGTTGAACTACCATTTTTTTCTGATTTAATAGTAACATAGTCAACATTAGAATAAATTATACTCTTCAAAATATCATTTGTATCATCACGATACTTCAAAAACTTACATAGTAACCCTGCACCAGTAAGTATTGTCATTCCCGTAGACACAAACATGTTGAAGTCTAAATACATAAACACCTCGATTTATAGATAAATAACCTGACCTGGATAAATAAGATTTGGATTAGAAATACCATTCTTATCAACAAGATAACTCACAGACACGCCGTATTTATTAGCGATATAAGACAGAGTGTCTCCGCTCTCGACAGTGTAAGTAGATGGCTCGCAAAGGTCGTTTACAATACCCTGGACCTCATCGTAATCCCAACCAGCGTTAGTAAGTCGAGCTTTACGGTCCTCGCCATTACCCCAATAACCGTCGATTACCTCGTGTGCGATATCGGTAGCGGTCTTAGATGGAGCAGGAGCTGGTGTTGAAGAACCAGAACCACTCAAATCATACACACTAAGGTCAACATAGCAGACATTCTTGTCAAGAGGTTTGCTGGTGTACTGATGCATAGTGCCATAACCACTCATATCATTCTCGAGAGAACCAGAGTTACTACCCCAGCTTGCTACCCACTTATCGTAACGCGCGCAAGTACCGCTTACATACTGTAGCCAGCTCTGAGAACAATAGATACCAGTATAATAACCAGCACCCTCGATAATCTCGCAGAAAGCATTAGAGATAGAATCGAGACTCCAATAAGACATTCCGTGGTTAGACTTATAACCATCGGCATCCTCTTGGTCGAGCCAACAACCAACCTTAATATCGTTAGCGTAAGGAGCAATTACATCGAGGAAGCGATTAGCTTCAGCGCGGGCTTCACTCTCGTTAACGGCGTAACTATACCAATACACGCCGAATGGAACACCAGCGCGCTTGCACTTATACACATAGTCGCTAAAACGAGGGTCCTCTTTCATATCATAACCAGCACGGATAATCACAAAATCGTAACCACTAATATCGATATCGCCATTCCAATAGGAGACGTCTACGCCATATTTCATTTAGTTCTCCTTTTTATAGTTAGCTGAAGAAATCTGAAGCAGTGCACCGAGGAACACGCCAGTAGCGGTGATGGTAGCACCATACGTCTCTACATTAGCAATACCCCAAATCTTGCCTACAGTCAACACGAATGTAGCAAGTGCTGGCATAGCAATTAGTGCAACGTACTTCAAAACATCATAAGTCTCGTTTTTCATTGTTTTTCCTTTCATTAGACTTATATTTAATAGATGGTCTGAGGAGTCTCACCCTAAGAATGAGTTTGTTTCTCAACCGCTCTACGCAGGTTTTACCCCGTACAATCGTAGCTACGAGACGTAGAATGAAACTCTCTCAGACCTAATATAGTATACCACAATTTGTGATATATTATACCGAGATTATCCGACTTCTTTTACGAAATCTTCACCTGTATAAACAACTGGTACAACGAGTTTAATAGAGCTTCCGACTACGTTAGGTGATGTAGAGACAATCACATCACCTCTAAATCCAACCGTACCGTCTGCGCTATCGTAATCACCTCTAATTCCCTTAGTCACATTATAGCCGTAAATCGGTTTAAGTATAACCAAAGCAGTTTTCAAACCTTGTTTAAAATCCGTGATGGTGATTTTATTAGCCATATAAATTCCAACAGATGTGTCTTGATAATATTTATTTAATGTGATGTCGAGAATACCAAACACACTACCTGGAACCCACTTCAACTCGCATTTTGAGATAGGTGCAGGCTCTTTGTTAATAAGCACCTGTATGGTAGTGGAATTTACTCCTTGAGTGATAGGAAACACTCTAGGCGTACCAGAAGCACCTGCTGGACCCACAGGACCAATAGGACCTTGAATACCTTGTGTGCCCTGTGGACCAGGCTCGCCCTTGTCACCCTTTGGACCCACTGGACCTGCTGGACCGACTGGACCTTGAGGACCGATAGCTCCTTGAGGTCCTGGAGTACCCGAAGCGCCTGCTGGACCTGTTGGACCTACTAATCCGCGCTCACCTGGGTCGCCTTTAGGACCCTGTGGTCCTGCTGGACCAACTAAACCCCTATCGCCCTTAGGACCTGCTGGACCGACTGGTCCTTGAATACCTTGAGGACCCTGCGGACCTGGAGTACCAGACCCGCCAGCGCCGCCACCTGCGGGACCAGCTGGACCTGGAATACCTTGAGGTCCTTGGATGCCCTGTGGACCACGCTCACCTGGTTCACCTTTATCTCCCTTAGGTCCTGGAATACCTTGAGGACCTCTCTCGCCCTGTCTACCCGCAGGACCTACTGGACCTACTGGACCTGCTGGACCTGCTGGACCTGCTGGACCTGGCTCACCCTTTGGACCTACTGGTCCCACTGGTCCTGGAATGCCCTGCGGACCACGCTCGCCTGGCTCTCCTTTAGGACCCTCTGGTCCTGCTGGACCTTGTTTACCAGTACCAGACACTCCGCCTTTAACAGCGTCTAACACACTCTGCCATGTACCAACAGTGGTATCAATCGTAAATGCCTTATCAAGCCACTGGTCTTTAATCGGTTCTTTAGTTTCTTCCATCACATCTCCTTAGAAATAAAACTCGTCGTAAATTTGCATAAATAGGTCGTCAAACAATGTCCATACAAAGTCAATCAGAGGGATAGTTCCCATAAGCGAATCGTAACTATACGTCATAGTTTCGCTCGTACCTTTGGACTTATTCTCAGAGGTAGCGTCACCTGTGTTAGTCGTTGTAGTGTTAGATTCGCCTTTACGCTCTTGGTTATTTTTAACATCTGTTGTAGATGTACCACTGCCTACATCTTTCGTAGTCTCGGTATTATGAGTATGAGACTTATTGAAATCCTGGTCTGTAGTGGTAGTAACCTTTTCGTTCTGATGTGAGGTTGTAGTTGTTGAACCACCACCTGTTGTGGTATCGCTTGAACCACCTACATTATCCTCAGTATAGGTAGCGTTCGTTAGATACGTACCAGAGCGGACAGCATCCAAACCATTTTGAGGTGTATCGGAAAATTGATTCCAGTGACTATCACTATGAGCACCGTGAGTGGTTGTCGTTGCTTTATTTGATGTCTCGGTGGTTGTAGTACCTGTAGGTGTGGTTACCGAAGTCGTAGACAAACCAGAGTTACTATCACCTGTTGAAGTGTTGGTGTTTGTGTTAGAGTTGCTATTTGATACATGCTGTGTGGTTGTACCAGAATCAGACAGAGTATTAGACGTACCATTACTTGTATTATGAGACTTACCGTTCGAGGTGCTATCGCTCGTTGTCGTCATCTTAGAGGTAAACAGACCGTCTTTAACTAAATCTAACGTGGAGTTGATATAGTCGTGATACTGTACAAACTTACCAATCAGAGCAGTCTTGAATAAACGAGGTGTCTGAAAACCAATCTCGTTATTGAAATAGTGTAGCACAAACATTAAACCAAACGCTTGACGATACTCCTCTTTGATGGTATTCAAAGCATACTCTGGGATAACTGCCATAACTGAATTAGCAAGCTCAACCATGTCTGGTGTATCATCTTCCTCGTGGAAATAGTGCTTATCTGGGAAATTACTCTGGAGATACTCTCTAATCGTTATCGTGTAATTCGCCATTGTCTATCTCCTCTGGTGCCTTAAACTCTGTATCAGTCGTTTCTTGACGTGCGGTTACTGTAACATTTAGACCATATTTCTTGTTCAATCTCTCGCAAAACTCAACACGATTCATGAGACGAGAATTAAGGGTAATATCAGCAGCTTGCTTAGCCATCTGAACCTCGCCAGTAATCATACGCTCTTTCTTAGACGACATATTTGTAACACCGAGCATTTCAAGAGCTTCATTCCAAATGTCTTCGAGGTGTTCCATAATGTCATTATACTGCGGTACGGTCGGTAGGTTAAAGACCTTTACTGTATCTGGGTCAAATTTAGTTCCCACTGAGATGGCTTGTGAGAAGTTAAACAGACTTGAGAAGAATTGAGCGATGGTCTGAGCCATATTATTACCAGCCGCAATAATATATGGTCGGTTTTGCTGTAATACGTTATTACGCATGGTAGCGTGTGTTTCGTACAAAAGACGTGCATATAAATCAATACCTGTAATGAGCGAGGATTTAGTGTTATTATCGTAGAGAATCTCAAAGTCCTCTGGGACAATATCAGCTCCGCCGATAGCACTCACACCTCTGATTTCAGCGGGGTCACCGTACATATCAAGCACACCTTGATTAGTATAACCAAGTGAAACCCACATATCGGTATTTTTTGGTTTAATTAAAGCAGCCGTACCCTGTGTGAGAAGAATCCACTCTAGGTATCTGCGGTTACAAGTGTCTGGAAGTCCGTCCCAGTCAAACTGTGAAAGTGCAATATTTACTAAGCGCTCTCTGTAATAGTTATACAGTTGTTTGTTATCAAACGCTGCAAGCTCTCTTGATACTCGAGACATACATCTCCTTCCAATAAAAATACCCCTCCCCTTACGAGGAGGGGTTAATAGTTACTTACTGCTCGACGAAGTAGCGAACGTTAACAAATGGGTTATAGGAAATAACCTGCCAGACGTGAAGGAACTGGTTAGTGTTAAGGTGAGCTGCATCGTACTGAGTGGTTGCTCTATGGAGTCGGTCGAAAATCATAAGGAAGTTGACATCGAATACAACACCAGCGACCTTAGCGAGCTTATTGAGTTCATCAGCGGTGAATGGAGTGTACTCTGCAATGAGACCCTGCTCCTTAGCTTCGTTCATAAGAGCGGTGAGACGCTCAGTCTCAACGGTGTTGAACTTGAAGGAGTTGACCGCAATGAAGTTATTACGATACTCTGCTTCAGAAAGCTGGAATGCATGGGCGAGGGAACCAACCTGGAGAACAGCAGCTGCGTGGTTACACATCATAACGTGCTGAGCATCAACAGGAGTGCTGGAAGGAACACCAGCGATATTTGCACTAGAGTCAATAGCGGTCATATCTGCGGATGCTTCTTGAATCTTAATCAGAGCATCGTCAGAAGTGAGCTTAGTAAGAGTAGGAATAGTTACCTTAACAGCTGCTTCGTTATCAAGATATGCGCGTGCGAGAATCCACTTAGTAAGGATAAACTCGTCGAGCTGTGCGGAATCCTCAAGACGACCGATAACACGAGATACCAGGTCGGTTACGCCGTTAATGGAAGAGAATGCCTGAGTAAGCTCGTCCTGGTTAATGGTAACACGATAGAGCGTCTTACGATTAACTGGGTGGAATACGAAACGAGTGTCTGGACGATTAGTCTTAAAAACGTCACCAGGGTTAACAGTATCAGCAGTGTAACCCTCTGGCTTAATCAGATTGACATAGATGTTCTCAACGGACTCGCCAACCTCGAGCATACCCTTATTGAATACACGAAGTGGGTTCTTGTAAGAACGAACGGAAACGAACTGAGCTGCGTACTGACCAAGAAGACCAGTAAACTCATTCATCCACTGTCCAGAACCTAGTACTGCATCACCGAATGCGTGAACATCGGCAGCGGTCTTTACCATAGGAACAACGTCACGGAAAGCTGGGGACATGTTGTTACGAATGGTGTTAAGGACTGTCTGGGCATCAGCCTTAATCTCGGTTTTTGGTTGCAATTTCATTTAATTTACTCCTCTACAATATCGAACAAATCATCAATAGTTTCTGGAACGTCCTCTTCCTCTGGTTCGACTTCAGCGGCTGGGGCGACTGGGGTGGTAAACATTTCGAGAATCTTTGCCTTAAACTCTGCGTTGAGTTGCTCTCGCAAAGCAGCCATCTCTTGCTCGTGTGCGAGTTTCATCTCGGCAATAGCAGCAGCAATTACCTCTTTGATGTCAACATTTTCGACGACCTCCTCTTGAGTGTAATCGGTCTTCTTTTCGACGGTCTCTTCCGTCTTAGTCTCTTCACTCATTTTAAAATTCTCCTTATCTTTATGAGTTCCGAATACATATGTATACTATACCACATTTCTTTTCATTTGTCAAGTTTTATCTATTGAGAATGTTGAATGGGTTAGTTGAGGTTCCTCCTTGAATTACATTACAGAATACTTCAAACTCGTCTGTCATTGACATGTCAAATGAAGTTGGTGTGATACAAATACCAAACTTATCGTTAGATACATAGCCTTTTCCATCGCGGTCAATCCATTTTACCATACCTTGATTGTCGTTATAGACGTGAGTTTTCTTAAATGACTCTCGGTTAGTCCAATGAGTATGGTTATTGAATTGAGCCATAGTATGTACCTTTTTAGTAGCACGCTTAGGCAGTCCAGCTACAGTTAGTTTCACCTCCGTAGTTCCGTCTTCTTTAAGATAGGTACAAGCATATCTCTTAGCACCTAACGTCTTAAACTCTAGCCAAGGCTCTTCCTCTTCAAACACGCCAAGGCTCTTTACAACACCTTTAGGTGTCTTAGGAGTGAAAGCATTAGGGAATAGACGTAGGTGGTTGATTACCTCAGACTGACGTAGTTCAATCCAGTCATTATAATCGTTGATAATCTCGATTTCGTTTTTGGTAAATGGACCTTTGAGAGAATCTGTATCTCCGTAGACTACATGCACGTCTAACTGTAGAATCAACTCCCAGAGGTTATTACGAGCGTATGCCGCTACCCATACACCTACAGGATATGCAAGGAAGATGTTTGAGCATTCATCGCGTCTCTCATAATATTTATCGGTTGTGTCTAGCTTATCCTTCTTCCACTTACCATTATACCCAATTTCGTCAGAGATTATTCTGGTAACTGCCATCCCATAAATCGAATTGATAAATTGCTTAGACTCGGTGTACTGAGACTTCATTGCATCATTACCTTTAAGAGTTGTCTTATATTGATAATATTTCAGAATAAGTTTTACTAACTCTCGTGGAAGAGGAGATGCTTCAGCTGCATACATGTAATCGATAGTGTAATCAGACATTGCGTAAGCTCTCTGGAAGATACTCCAATCTAGGTCTGTCATTACTCCTCTATACTCTTTAGCTTCATAGATACGACCGTTATCTATTTTTAGGTCTTTTCCTAGCTGTACTTCCTTTAACCAGTCTACATCACCTCTTGAGCTGGACCAGAATGTATTTTGCGTCTTAGCCTTTACATTCTTACAAGTGACGTGCAGATAGTATACGTATGGTCTAATATAGTCTCGTGTATTAAGACTTAAATAGTAATCATAATCACTGGGGTCTACGACAAACCACTCGTCTTTAGGGTAGGAGAACATACACATAGCAGCTGGATATGAAGACGCGAAGTCATATGCTAATCCGTTTTCAACTACCTTGTTAACGTAATGAGAGTTAGCATGTGTCCAACCACCAGCATAGGCTCTAAGTAGGTCTTTGTAGACGTTAATTGGCATGTTATCAGTTACTCTCTGTTGCGCAGATGTCCACTCCTTGTTTGATTTCAGAGCTTTTTCACATTTCTGGCGTACAATTCCTGTCTGAGTCATAGGAATTTCGTCTAAGCTACCAAATTTCTCCTTATATTTACGAATACCGTGAATCATTGACACAACATCATTAACCTGGTATTTATACTCCTCTGGGGTTAGCTTAGTAAGTGGTGTGCGGATTTCATCGTAATACCCGTCTGGCTCATGTAATTTCTTAACAGGTAAATCTTCGTCTTTACACCATTGGTCAAGTGATTTCTGAGTGAGACAGAGCGTGTCTCTAAACTCTATAATAACTGAACTGGTGCTTGTCTCGTATCTAAACCTCACTCTCATAGGTTTACGTGCTTCTCTCGCAAATACTGCGTCTTCCTGTTTGAACTCCTCGTCCATGCAGTTTCTAAGATGTTGGAACTCGAAACCAAGATTGTGAATGTAAATAGGAATTACAAGTTTATCATTTTGGAATTGAGCAAATACCTTATTTGTAAGCATATCGAGGAATTTTCTAAAGTCTCCCCAGGTTCTACCCATGAATACATGGATATGACCATCATCAATAGCCAGCTGCCATACGTAAAGTAGAGATACTTTATTAGCTCTTGAGTAGAACTGGGGGTTCTTTTCATACATGTCGTGACTATAGGGTCGTGCTACTCCGCTATCATCAACATAGCCGTTAGAAGTCTCAATATCAAATGTAATAATTGAATCAAACATAACGTTGGTGGTTGTTCTAACTTTTTGTCTATTCATCTTAAATTTAATTAAACTTAGCCTTTTATAATCGAAATAGTTTGTCATAACAACCACCCTTTCTTATTGAGCGTCTTGCTCTTGGTTATAATATCCAGAACTTACCTTGTCCATAAAGGTATTTACTGAGTCTACACTTTCTGGATTTACTTTCTGAATGTCCGCGTATAATTCATCGAGTCGTACTGCTGTGTTAATTAACTCTCCGTCGTCCAATATTTTTTCATAAGAAGTTTCAGAGTCGATAGCCCCAGTTTCAAAATACAGTTTGAAGATTGCTGAGTGATTAAGAATAGTCTCAAAACAGTCCTTAATCTTATCTAATAGTTCGTCACTAAACTCTCCTTCAACGAAGTCAATCCTTTCCATGTATGTTGCGGCTCGTGCTCGGTTTGCGTTACCGATAGCATACGGCATGTATTTAGGATTAACGCTTGTGTTCATAAACGCAGCGTCTCCCATGTCTCGAATAAGTCTATCAAATGTTTGAGACTTTAGTGAAGTGTCTGTCTTGTCAAAGTCCTCTCGTTTAAGATTAACAAGCTTTTTGAAGTCTACCCTTGGGTTTCCGTGTTTATCGAAGGTAACATACTTTTCTCTCAAACCTTTATTCCATGATAGATATTCACCAAAGTGTTGTGATAGAACTGAACCAGCTTGTAGCTTACCTCTCGCGAGCTTATTGATAGCTTTCATAAGATTTTTATACTCTCGGTCAGCAACCTTATCAAAGCCTAATTTGAAATCATCGTAAGCTGTACTCTTAACAAGCGTATCAATTGAGCCTTCGCCATTCTTGGAGTCCAGAGTAACAACTGAACCGTATCTATAATTGAAGTTAGGTAACTCAATGAAGTTCTCTGGAGAATGACGGTCAATGTTCTTCATAATTCTTGCTTTAGACTTGAGTACATCTAAATCAGACTCTTTATAAATACCTTTCTCATGATTTTTGAGTACACGCTCAAGAGCAGGACTGGCTTTATATTCATCAAGTGCTAATACTGTTCCATGTTCCTCAAATAATGGAAGAATCTTATCTTGCAACTCAGAGATAGTTTCTCGTGCTCGCTTATCCATCTTTTTGATTTTAGCATGTGTCGCTGCACTAACACCTCCTCTATACGTAAACGTATCGGCTAGTTTATCTTTTGTGTTAGCTTTGAGTTTCTTGGTATTCCAGCGAGCATAACCACTATTAACACGCTTATGGAACTTAGCTAAATCATCAGTTGGCTTGTAGCCAGCATCAACGAGATTTTTGTAGTTTGTGTTAAACTCGTCAAGTAGTTTTTGTGTCTTAGTCATTACAATACTCCTTTAAGAAACGATAGTACCATCTTTGGATAAACAGAAGCATATCTCCCGCATCGCATTCCGTTACAAGCCCTTTTGGGCTATAGAAATCGATGTTACTGAACACATCATAAAACATCTCTTGCATGCAACAAACTGGAAGTTTCCTTTGTCTGTTTAGATAGGCTGAAGTCGTAGCGTCTGAGCTAGTACCTAAAAGCTGTTTAACATAAAACATTCCGTTTACCTCTCTAGCTCTCTTTAAGTAATTCAAAATATCGTCATACATCATATCGCCGTAATAATCAACAATTTTTTTAACAATACCACATTTTGTATATTCTCGATAATCGAACCACCCTCCGCAAGGACATTCGTCAATCGGAGATTTTGGTCTAACGGAATAATCATTTAGCAAATCTCTCGACCAGTTCTTAAAATCAAACGCTCTAATCTCTCCGTCTTTACACTTAACATATTCAATCTCCTCTCTCGAATATTTAGGATTAAGACTCCACAGTTTCATAATCTCCTCGGTTGGTTCAATCTCTGTAATGTCGATGTCGTTCTCTTTGCACATTTTAGTTCCTTCCTATTTAGTGGGTCTGTGCTTCGTTGTAATTTCTATCTTACAACTGTGTTACAGTATACAACTGTATAAAAGGCTTGTCAAGCGACAATTTCAACAATAAAACCGCAGGTAGATGGCGGTGTTATTTACAAAACCGCAGGTAGATGGCTTGAAAAATTTGTTATCGAGAATTAAAGAAATCGGTGAACGGTAGCAAAACAGCGGTGAACGGTATTT